GTTTTTTTGTGGGGAGGATTCTATGGTGAGGGTAAGAAAAATCCTAATCAATAGTTTTGGTAAATTTATAATTTTAGATGATTTTTTATTGTTGTTATTGAAATTATATTTCATGCATTGATTATGCATAATCCGACTGATTATTGAATCTTAAGGAAGAAGTTAGCGCACTGGTATCGCAGCATGTTGACTAAGTGAATGTTGCATAGCTAATGTATGCGCGTGGTGAATCCCCCTATGCGGAGGGGCGACCAGTCAGTTACAGAACCTGTAAATGCAGCGCGGGCCATGCCGACTGGGGCATGCTCACCGGGAGGCACCCGGCACCACGCAATGCCACTAAGCTATTTGGTAGTGGGGTTGTCGTTTCGGCTTCTCCAGCTATGTTTAAAAGGTAGTAACGGAAAAATGAGCGCTCTCCTGGTAAATCGGTAGCTCGGACTATTAGGTGCGTCTCGATCCGGTACAGAATCAGTATTGCCTACATTTCTGCCCGTTCCTCTGAGCGGGCTTTTTTTCGCCATGAATAAGGCGCCTCGGAAAGCTGAGGTACAAATCATTTGAGGCTGCGCTTATGCGCGGCCTTTTCTTTTTCCCCTCAATTCTGAGAGGACTCACAGCAATAAGAGGGGGCTAAATGTCCGATCCTGTTTCTGGCACAACGGTAGCTGCTGGCGGGCTGATGGGGGCCAGTATGTTCGGCCTTGCAACTGGCATTGATTATGGCGTGGTATTTGGTGCGTTCGCTGGGGCAGTGTTCTATGTCGCTACGGCAGTAAATATCAGCCGCCTAAAGCTGGTGGGCTACTTCATAACTTCATTCATCTTCGGTGTGATTGGTGCTCCTCTGCTGGGGTCTTACTTCTCAAAGTGGACGGGGTACAGTGACAGGCCGCTTGATGCACTAGGTGCTGTAATCGTTGCAGCCATCGCCATTAAATTGCTGACGTTCGTTAACAGTCAGGATCTGGGTAGCCTGTTTGGGATTCTCTCTCGCTTACGTGGAGGAGGGACAAGCAATGGTAACAAGTGATCCGAGCGCAATCGTCAATGCGGTGATATGCGCTGTAATTGTTGGGGCGTTGATGTTCTACCGGCGCGACGGGTCAAGACACCGCCCCATGATATCGCTGATGGCTTACTTCACTGTGCTGGTTTATGCCAGCATCCCTTTCCGTTTCCTGTTTGGCTTGTACGAGTCATCCCACTGGCTGGTGGTACTGGCAAACATTCTTATCTGCGGCGCGGTTCTCTGGTTCAGGGGGAATATAGCGCGTCTGGTTGATGCACTGAGGCACTAATGAATCAAACACAATTCCAGAAGGCGGCTGGTATCGGCGCCGGGTTAGCTGCGCGCTGGTTTCCGCATATTACAGCCGCGATGAAAGAGTTTGGCATCACTACCGCTATCGACCAGGCAATGTTCATTGCTCAGTGCGGCCATGAAAGCCTCGGGTTTAACAGGGTAGTGGAGAATTTCAACTACAGCATCGCCGGGCTTGCTGATTTTGTTCGTTACGGCAGGGTAACGCAGGATCAGGCCAACTCCCTCGGGCGCAGCCAGTCGGAAACTGTGTTACCTCTGGAGCGCCAGCGGGCTATCGCCAACATTGTCTATAGCAAGCGGTTGGGTAACAACAGGGCAACTGATGGCTGGGTTTATCGAGGGCGCGGACTTATTCAAATAACCGGACTTTCTAATTACAGGGACTGCGGCAGCGGTTTGAAGGTTGATCTGGTGGCACAGCCAGAATTACTGGAGCAGTCCTCGTATGCGGCCCGTAGTGCAGCGTGGTTCTATGTCTCAAAAGGTTGCTTGAAATATCCGGGTGATCTTGTCCGGATCACGCAGATTATCAACGGCGGACAAAACGGGATTAATAACCGGCGCGCCCGCTTCCTGAAAGCAAAATCGGTACTGGTGGTGTGATTATGGGAATCGAAGCTATCGCGGGGCTGGTGGTCGTTATCCTGAGCGCTATCGCTGGCGCGTTTGGCATCGGTCATGCTCGCGGAACAAGTAAGGCGGAAGCCAAAGCCGAACAGCAGCGTACCGAAGAAAACGCCGCTGCTATTGTCGCCGCGGCAGAACGCCGTGCTGAAGTCACGAAAGGGGCCTGTGATGTACAGGAAGACGTTAAGCGTATGGGCGATGACTATGTTGATCGCGAGCTGCGCGAAAGATTTACCCGCCCCGGTAGTCGTTGATACGGCCTGCAGCTGGGTGAGGGTCATCTACCTGACCGACCACGATATTGACGTGATGGACCGTCAGACGAAGCGGGACATTCTGGCTCACAACAGAGCGTGGCAGGCGAACTGCAAATCAGAAGAGGCTAGCTGGACTCAGTAATTTAGAGAAAACCATGCAATGAAAAAAATAACTGTTCGATCTGATAAATCATTAATGGTGTCGATTAATAATGAGGAAGTCAGCCTACTAGAAAAATTTAAGCATTGTAAGAAGTACCATTTTAAAGAGTCGGAGGGGGCTCCGACTCGACTAATCACTCCAGTGGTTCTACAGGGTCTGTCTTTGAATGTGACGCAAACTGGATAGCCGCAAGCAGTGCGGACCGCATTTTTTCATACTCTCTACTTTTAACGACCTCTGACATAAGTTCAGTAACGTCCAAATTGGCTGAGCAATACCCTTCCTTCGTGGGGACTGATATTTCAACCTTCATTCCATTGGCTATGGAGGCACCTAAAACGCGCAGCGGCTCTGAATCGAGCAAAGACGATACACGATCTTTATCTACGGGTTGAAAACAGAGTGCGGAGCCATCGAAACGGATCAGAACCCCACTCCGGTCGGGTCTCATTTCTGGGCCAACATCCATTATTCGCCATCCGCAATACCAGGTACGGCATACATCTGGCCGTGCATTATAAATCGAGCATCCTCCTTGTGGTCTAAGGTACTGGCATGGCACATCGGCGAGCTTCTTAAGATTAGGTTGCTCGATTCGTAACGAATGGCAACAAACAGAACAGGTACCGCACTTCCTGTCTTTGATTAATAATTTTTCTAGACTCATTGCTCACATCTCCATTGAACGGATTTACTTCGGTGAAGACCAAAATAAGGCAAGCAAATTGGTTTGGATATCCTGATAAAAACACATGTATCCGGACCGGAATTTCATGCGCATCGCACGCTCACATCAAAGAGAGTCTTTCAGTAGTGAGCCTGGGTAAACCGTTACCTCTTGGCGGATTTATCGTGCGACAGGCTCACGTCTAAAAGGAAACGTATCATGAGTAATAAAACCTTACGCTATCTGGCGCTGCTACAGACGTGCTCTATGCGCTGTTTTACCGTGGTGCATTGCTATCTGGTGACCTGCCGTCCAAGTCGGGTGCCGCCGAACTACGCGAACTGGGCTTTGCTGAAACCAGGCGCACAGTGACGGAATACCAGAAAGAAAATCACTTCACCTTCCTGACAGCGGAAGGGCAGGAGTTTGCCGTTAACCACCTGGCAAACACACAGTTTGGCAACGGGTTCAAAATTGATCGCAGCGGTAAAGTATTCATCAACGACGCATTCATTGGTGGTGAAATTTACGCTTCGGAACTCGAAGCGCCTCAGTCGGTGACCAATATCTACAACATCAGCTTTGGTGTTCGCAATGATAAGCCTGTGCAGAACAAGGTAACCATCAGCGCCGATAAGTTCGAAGTTAAATCTGATATTTATTCCAATCTCGAAGTGGTACTTGAAAACACGCTGAAAAAAGCTGCTAAGAGCGCGGCAATGGATGTTGTAAAGCAAGTGGCAGCAGACCAGAAAGCGCTGGATGAACTGGCAGACCACATTCGCAAAGCTATTCACAATGAATGCTTAGCGGGTGGAATTATTTGGCAAAGATTCAGCCGATAGTCAGCGGAGGTTATATGCGTCTCACTGTATTAGATGACGATCCAGGCAGGAAGATTAATCTCGGTGTAGAGCGATACGCTGTTTTTCTCGATGGTATTGAGGTTAAGCATGTCTTCACTGATGACGATGAGAAGGGCGAAGTAATCGCAGCCGTTCCTGATGAGCGTGGTTATATGACGACAGAGAAAGGTGAAGTGAAGCGGCATACGCTTTACGGTTCCGTGAGGATTGAACCATGCCAGCGTTAATCCCTCGCGCATGTCGCAAGAGAGGTTGTCCAGGTACGACTACGGACCGTTCAGGCTACTGTGAGCAGCATCGAAATGAGGGCTGGCAGCAGCATCAGCAGGGTAAGAGCCGCCATGAGCGTGGCTACGGCGGCAAGTGGGATATCAAGCGTGCCCGCATCCTGAAGCGTGATAATCATCTGTGTCAGAACTGCCTGCGTACTGGACGCGCTGTCGCGGCTACAACCGTTGACCATATCAAGGCTAAGGCTCATGGGGGTATCGATGACGATTCGAACCTCGAAAGCCTGTGCTGGCCCTGCCATCGAACGAAAACCGGGCGCGAACGCATCAAATGATATCTATTCTCATTTTAGCCGTGGCAGAGGGGGGCGGGGTCAAATCCCTGACGGCAACGGCCAAAAGGACCGCCGCCCAACCTTTTTTCACACCGCCGCAGGTTAGAAAACTTTTTTTTGGGGTCCCCCATCCAATGATTAATAGGAGTTTTCGATTATGCCAGGACCACCGAAAACCCCGACACATCTGGCTTTAGTGAAGGGGAACCCATCCAAGCGCCCGATCAATAAGAACGAGCCAAAACCCCCGTCAGGGGTCCCCCCAATACCGAAACATTTCGATAAACAGGGTAAGTACTGGTTCAAACGTATTGGTGATGAACTTGATGCCGTCGGCGTGTTGACCACGCTGGATGCTAAAGCGCTGGAGTTGTTGATAGAAGCCTATGTTGAATACCGGCATCACTGCGACACGCTTGATCGTGAAGGTTACACCTATGCCGTCTACAGCGAAGATGATTCAGATGAAGGAGGGGAGCGGGAAATCAGAATGATAAAACAGCACCCTGCAGCAGTCATGAAGGCTGATGCGTGGAAACGGATCAGAGCGATGCTGAGCGAATTCGGCATGACACCTGCCAGCCGATCAAAGGTTGGTGCAAAAGGCCCGGCAGAAGCCGACCCACTGGAAGAATTTCTTAAAAAGCGCAAATGATGAATGGCAACCGTTGCAGATGGATTCCGCTACGCCGAGCGCGTGGTATCTGGCGATATCGTTGCTGGCGAACTGGTGCGTCTTGCGTGCCAGCGGTTCTTTCATGATTTAGAGCACGGCCCGGAGCGCGGTGTTTATTTTGATGAAGGCCGCGCCCAGCACGTTCTCGATTTTTATAACTTCGTCCCCCATGTGAAGGGGCACTTGACCGGCAAGCCGATCGAGTTGATGGACTGGCACACCTTCATCCTGATTAACCTTTTCGGGTTTGTCGTCCCGCTGATAGATGAAATAACGTTTGAGAGCATTCTTGACGACGATGGCGACCCCATATTTGTGCGTCGCTTTCGTACCGCCTATGACGAAGTAGCGCGTAAAAATGCAAAATCAACGCTTTCGTCTGGCATCGGGCTTTATATGACTGGTGCCGACGGTGAGGGTGGTTCTGAGGTTTATTCCGCAGCAACAACCAGGGATCAGGCCCGCATCGTGTTTGATGATGCGAAGCGCATGATTAAGCTGGCTCCGAAAACACTGGGCCGTTTGTTTGGTAGTAACAAGCTGAATATTCACCAGGAGCGGACGGGCTCAAAATTCGAACCTGTAGCCAGTGATGCGAATAACCTCGACGGCCTTAATATTCACTGCGGGATCGTTGATGAGCTGCACGCACACAAAACCCGTGACGTCTGGGAAGTTCTGGAAACAGCGACCGGGGCGCGCCTGCAGTCCCTTATTTTTGCAATCACTACTGCGGGTTTTAATAAAGAAGGTATCTGCTACGAGCAACGTGATTATGCAATCAAGGTTCTGAAGAACTTTGATAACCCTGACCCACTTTCAATTAAGGATGACAGCTATTTTGCGCTGATTTATACCCTGGATGAGGGGGACGATCCTTTCGACGAGGCAAACTGGCCGAAAGCAAATCCCGGCCTGGGGATATGTAAGCGTTGGGACGATATGCGCCGCCTGGCAAAAAAGGCGAAAGAGCAGGTAGCGGCGCGAGTCGGTTTTTTTACCAAGCACCTCAATATCTGGGTGCAGGGTGAAAAAGCATGGATGGATATGGCGCGCTGGGAAAAATGCCGTGACGACTGGGACGGCTCCAATTCGGCCAACTGGTCAATGTGGCTCGGCGTGGACCTTTCCAACAAAATTGATATTTCAGCTGCAGTTAAAGTCTGGCTTGCTCCAAATGGCGATGTCTATGTCCGCTCCAGATTCTGGATACCTGAAGGTCGGCTGGAAGCCTGTTCTAAACAGCAGGCGGACCTATACAGAAAATGGAATCTCGCTGGATTCCTTGAGTTTACCGATGGTGATGTTGTCGACCATGCAGTAATTAAAGAGGAAACGATCGAATGGGCGCGAGGCGACTCGCTGAACGAGTTCGCATACGATCCGTGGAGCGCCACTCAGTTTGCTTTGTCGGTAGCAGCTGAAGGCGTACCGATTGTTGAAGTCCCTCAGACGGTTAAAAACCTTTCTGAAGCAATGAAGGAAGTCGAGGCGAAAATTTACGCCGGGCGTTTTCATCACGATGGCAATCCGGTGATGACATGGATGATGTCAAACGTCACCGTCAAACCAGACAAAAACGAGAATATTTTCCCCAACAAGGCCACCCCAGAAAACAAAATTGACGGTCCTGTCGCGATGTTTATTGCGATGAGTCGCTTGCTTGTTAACGGTGGTGGTGAAGTTGACTTCCTGTCCACTATCGATCCTGACGAAGACCTTTTACTTCTATGAAAACTCTAATCACTGATGTTATCGGGCTTACCGGGTTCGGTTCGCTTGCTGCAGGCGTGTATCTCCAGTTCGGTCTGGCGATGTCTCTGATGATGTCGGGAACCCTGCTACTCATTTATGCGCTGTTAGCGGCAATGAGGGGGAATAATGCTGCTTGATGCTCTTTTTCGCAGTGAACCACTGGAAAATCCGGCCACGCCGATCACGAGTGAATCGGCCGAAACCGATAATGTGTTTGCCCGAGACGTATTTGTCAGCCCGGAAACGGCGATGAAGCTGGCTGCGGTGTATGCCTGTATTTACGTTATCTCTTCGAATATCGCTCAGATGCCGCTGCATGTTATGCGGAAAACCAATAAAAAGGTTGAAGCTGCCCGCGATCACCCCGTGTTTTACCTGGTTCACGATGAGCCGAATATGTGGCAGACCAGCTATAAGTGGCGTGAGTTAAAACAGCGTCATATTTTGGGATGGGGGAATGGTTACACCTGGGTGAAGCGTTCCCGTCGAGGTGAAGTTTCCGGGCTGGAATGCTGCATGCCCTGGGAAACGACACTGCTTAATACGGGTGGTCGGTATACCTATGGCGTTTACAACGAAGAGGGTGCGTTTGCCGTCAATCCCGACGATATGGTGCATATCCGGGCGCTGGGTAACAACCAGAAAATGGGGCTTAGCCCAATTATGCAGCATGCCGAGACGATAGGCATGGGGATGAGTGGGCAGGCTTATACCAGTTCATTCTTCAACGGTAATGCGCGACCCGCTGGCATTATTTCGGTGAAAAACCAGCTGAATGAAGAAAGCTGGGGGCGTTTAAAAAGCATGTGGCAAAAAGCTACAGCTGCTTTGCGCAGCCAGGAGAATAAAACAATGCTTCTCCCGGCAGAGCTGGATTACAAAGCGCTCACCGTTTCCCCGGTTGATGCCCAGATCATTGATATGTCGAAGCTGAACCGGTCGATGATTGCCGGGATATTTAATGTTCCGGCGCACATGATTAACGATCTCGAAAAAGCCACTTTCTCAAATATTACGCAGCAGGCCATTCAGTTTGTCCGCTACACGATCATGCCGTGGGTAACGAACTGGGAACAGGAACTCAATCGCCGCCTGTTCACCCGTGCTGAACTGGCCGCCGGATATTACGTCAGGTTTAACCTGACAGGCCTGCTACGCGGGACCCCGCAGGAACGTGCTCAGTTCTACCACTTTGCGATCACTGATGGCTGGATGAGCCGCAATGAAGCGCGAGCCTTCGAAGACATGAATCCGGTAGATGGCCTGGATGAAATGCTGGTGAGCGTTAATGCCGCGAACCCCGCAGACGATTTTAAGGCACCTAAAACCGACGAGGAAAAGCCCAATGAATGACCGTGAAACGCGCTGTTACAGCGGGGAGGTCAGAGCCGAGCAACGCACCGATGAACCTACCCGCATTCTGGGCTATGGCTCGGTGTTCAACAGCCGTTCTGAACCCCTGTGGGGATTCCGTGAAATCATCAAGCCCGGAGCATTTGACGATGTGCTGAATGATGATGTTCGCGGGCTGTTTAACCATGACCCCAACTTTATTCTCGGACGGAGCGCTGCCGGGACGCTATCCCTGTCTGTCGATGAGCGCGGCCTGCGTTACGACATTACAGCGCCGGATACGCAAACTATCCGCGATCTGGTGCTGGCGCCGATGATGCGCGGTGACATTAACCAGTCATCTTTTGCCTTCCGGGTATCCCATGACGGTGAAAATTGGTACCAGGACGATGAAGGGATCGTTATTCGTGAAATATCGAAGTTTTCCCGGCTGTTTGATGTCAGTCCGGTGACTTATCCCGCATATCAGGAGGCCGACTCCGGCGTCCGATCGATGAAAGCCTGGCAGGAGGCGCGCGACAGCGGTGCGCTAAAGAACGCCATTAATCAACGAATGGCGCGTGAGCGCCTGCTGACCCTTCTTAACGCGTAAGGAAAAATCATGAAACTGCATGAAATGAAGCAAAAACGTAACACCATCGCCAAAGATATGCGTGCCCTGCATGACAAAATTGGTGATACCCCCTGGACCGATGAACAGCGTACTCAGTGGAACGCTGCAAAATCGGAGCTTGACGCCCTTGATGAGCGTATTGCACGCGAAGAGGAACTGCGCCGCCAGGATCAGGACTATATCCACGAAAACGAGCCGGAACAGCGCCAGCAGCAGAATCGTGATCCAGCAAACCCGGAAGCACAGGCTAACGAACGTCGTGCTGCGGCGTTTAATGCGTTTTTGCGCCGTGGTCTTGGCGAGATGAGCGCTGAAGAACGCCAGGCTTTAAAGGAGCTGCGTGCTCAGGGCACGACGCCGGATGAAAAAGGGGGTTACACCGTACCAACCCAGTTCCGCAATAAGATCGTCGAAGCACTGAAAGATTACGGTGGAATTGCCAGTGTGGCGCAAATTCTGAATACCGCCAACGGCCAGGATATTGACTGGGCAACCTCTGACGGTACCACTGAAGAAGGTGAACTGCTTGGCGAAAACACTGAAACCAATGAAGAAGACGTGTCTTTCGGCGGTGCAACGCTGGGGGCTAAAAAACTGTCCTCTAAAATCATTCGCGTATCCAATGAACTGCTCCAGGACAGCGGCGTAGATATTGAGGCGTTCCTGGCCGCGCGTATAGCCACTCGCATCGGACGTGGTGAAGCGAAGTATCTGGTATTAGGGACCGGCACCGGCACCCCGCTGCAGCCTAAAGGGCTGGCTGCGTCGGTAACTGGCACCAAAAATACCGCAGCAGCGACTACCTTTACCTGGAAAGAGCTGAACGCACTGAAGCACTCTGTCGACCCGGCATACCGTAACGGTCCAAAGGTGCGCTGGGCCTTTAACGATGCAACGTTGCAGCTGGTGGAGGAAATGGAGGACGGACAGGGCCGCCCGCTCTGGTTACCGAACATTATCGGTGGCGCACCTGCTACTGTTCTGCAGGTGCCGTATGTCGTTGACCAGGCTATTCCTGATATCGCGGCTGGTGCCAAATTTGCCTACTTCGGCGATTTTAACCGCTTTATCGTTCGTCGCGTCACTTACATGACCCTGAAACGGCTGGTTGAGCGTTACGCAGAGTACGATCAGACTGGCTTCCTGGCCTTCCACCGCTTCGACTGCGTACTGGAAGATACCGGCGCGATTAAGGCGCTGGTGGGTAAACCGGCATCTGGCGGCTAAGGCAATAATCAGCTTCAACCTCCACCGCTCCGGCGGTTTTTTTATGCCCGCAGTTCGCTGCGGGCCAGGGAAAATACATGAGCACAACGATTGAGATGTTGCGGGCGCAGTGTCGGATCGATATTGACGATGCAACCGAAGATGAACTGCTGACGCTGTATTTCACAGCTGCTCGGCGTCGCGCAGAGAACTTCATTAATCGGAAACTGTATGAAGACTCTGTGCCTGATACCGATCCAGACGGGTTAAAAATTGCTGATGATATCCTCCTGGCGCTGATGCTTCTTGTTGGGCATTGGTTCAACAGCAGGGAAGAAGCTTCCGATGTAAATAAAATGAGTATTCCCTTCGGCTTCACTTCGTTGCTTGAACCCTACCGATATATCCCACTTTGAGGTGATTTATGGCCTGTGAAGGGTGTCTCCGTCGGCGTGAATGGTTAAAAAAGTGGACGAAAATAGCCTATGAACGAGCAACTGGTAAACGCGCTGATAGCAGCGCTGAGAGAACAAACAGCAGCACAGCGAGAGCAGACGGAAGCGATAAACCGCCTGGCTGAGTCTAACGTCGCCCTGTCCGATGTGATTATCCAGTCGCTTGCCGGCGATCTCGAAGAGGCGCCAGAGCAGCAAACCTATCTGAGTGGGAAACCCAGGGGGTGATATGCAGGCCGGAAAATTGCGTCACAGGATCACCCTGCAGGAACCCGTCAAAGAACAGAACCCGACAACGGGAGCCGTGATTAATACCTGGCGCGATGTCGCAACCCTTTGGGCCGAAGTCGCTGCTTTATCCGCACGTGAGTTTATTGCGGCCCAGGCCTCTCAGGGCGAGGTTACCACTCGGATAACGATTCGTTACCGTGAGGGCGTCACCCGGAAACATCGGATCCTGTTTCGTGGCCGCATCTACAACATTGAGGGCGTTTTACCTGACCCCCGGAGCGGCAGGGAATACCTGACACTGCCATGTTCAGAGGGGGCTAACGATGGCTGATGGCGTGGAAGTAAACCTGACCGGCCTCGATTCCGTCCTGGGGAAACTGGATGCCGTCTCACAGGTCACTCGCGATAAATCCGGTCGTGCAGCGCTGCGTAAAGCGGCAAACGTCATCAGGGACAGAGCGCGCAATAATGCCGCGCGGGTTGATGATCCTCTCACCAAAGAGGCTATCTACAAAAACATTGTGGTCAGTTTCAGCAGCAAGGCATTTCGCAGAACCGGCGATCCAACGTTTCGTGTCGGGGTGATGGGCGGCGCCAGGCAATACGCCAATACAAAGGCCAACGTCCGAAAAGGCAGGGCGGGTAAAAGTTATAACACTGCCGGAGATAAAGGTAATCCCGGCGGGGATACCTGGTACTGGCGATTCCTGGAGTTCGGCACAGAACATGCTGCAGCGAGGCCAATAATTAGGCCTGCACTGAATGGGGTCGATGCCGATGTGATTAACGTTTTTGCTTTGGAGCTGGAAAAGTCCATCGATCGCGCTGTACGACGGGCGGCTAAAAAAGGAACTCCGGTATGATTGCTCCAATATTTGCAGTTTGCGCAGCCAGCCAGGCAGTTATGAATTTGTTAGGTTCTAATCCCGTGCGGCTTTATCCGTTCGGTATGCAGGACGACAATATCGTTTATCCCTACGCAGTCTGGCAAAACGTAGGTGGCAACCCTGAAAATTATCTAAACCAGCGGCCAGATGCGGATCATTATTCTCTGCAGGTTGATGTCTATGGTGATACTGACACCGACGTGATCGCCGTTGCTCGTGCTTTACGCGACGCGATTGAGGGCAAGGCCTATATCACCCGATGGGGTGAACAAAGTCGCGACCCTGAAACAATGCGATACCGCTATTCCTTCGATGTTGACTGGATAACGCCCAGATAACCAACAACCCCAAACTGACCCGCCTTGTGCGGGTTTTCTTTTATGGAGACAAAACATGTCTGTATTAACGCAAGGCACGCAGTTTTTTGTGCTCAAGTCTGGCGTGGTCAGCGAGGTTGAATGCATCACCAGTTTCAACCCCGGCGGCAACCCTGCCGATCAGATTGAAGATACCTGTCTGAGTGAGCGGGATTCCAGAACCTACAAAAAGGGGCTTAAAACGCCTGCGGCCGCTACCGTCGGGCTGAACGCCGATCCGACGAACGCCAGCCACATTATGTTGCATGGCCTCGCTGAAGCGAATGACCAGACGCCGTTAACTTTTGCGGTTGGCTGGTCAGATGGAACCAGTGTCCCGACAGCCGCCGCTCCTGGCGCTGAGGATGCTGTTGATGGCCTGGTGCTGCCATCGGATCGCACCTGGTTCATTTTCCAGGGTTACGTTTCTGACTTCCCGTTTGATTTTCAGGGTAACGCTGTTGTGACGACCTCCGCCACGATCCAGCGGTCTGGCTCTTCCGTATGGGTGCCTAAGGCCGCAGCGTAATTAATATGCCCGGTTATCCGGGCTTTTCTATTCAGGAGCTGAAATGCAACTTACTCTCGATACGTTAAAAGAAACCGGTGCCTTTACCGGGCGTCCCGTGGAAAAAGAAATTAAGTGGAAAGGCCGTGACGGGAAAGAGCATATCGCAACCGTCTATGTGCGCCCGATGGGCTACCACACCACTAAAGCTGAACTGCTGGCGTATAACGGGAAATCGGACCCGATTGCTGAGCGCATTGCGGCGCATATTTGCGATCAGGACGGCGCCCCAGTGTTTACCGCGGCTGACATTCTTGGGACTGCTTCCCCGGATCGTGGGGCGCTGGACGGTCCGATTGTTATGGCCCTCCTGACTGCAATTCATGATGTAAACGAACTGGGAAAGACTACGAGCTAACCGGCGAGGATGAATTCTGGTGCGAACTGGTGATGAACGGCATCGGCGGCCGCACCATCGCAGAGGCTCAGGAGCGGATGAGTCGCAGGGAATTTCTGGTTTGGCTCAAGTACCGTGAGAAGTACGGACCGCTCAATATCATGATGCGTACCGAGTGGGGGGCGTCGCTGGTGGCGTCTGTCCTGGCTAACATCAATAAGGCAAAAAACACGCCGCCGTTCAAGGTAAGTGACTTTGCACCGCACATCAACGAAGCGCCATTATCTCTGGAAGAAGCTATGAAAAGTTGGCATTGATATCATTTATTTGGTTATATTCTCTCTGGGATGATTATATTGATAACGAGGGGATTATGATAAAGAAAGCAGCTGTTGTTTTTACTGTAATGCTTTTAGGTGGCTGCGTTAGTGCGCCAGATAAGGCGGAGCTAAGCCGCGCCGATTATGGGAAGTTACCTGATAATTATCAGGAAATAATTAAAAATAGTATGTCGGCGCGCCTTAAGGACCCTTATTCTGCACGATATGATTTCAATGAACCTTTCAAAGGCTGGTGCAAATCAGGATTTACAACTTATTACGGATGGTTAGTTCCTTTTACTCTTAACGCTAAAAACAGTTATGGCGGTTATGTTGGTAATAAGTCTTATCTGTATCTTGTTAATCAAAATAGCGCCACTGACTATACTGCATCCTTCCAAATCGGAGGGTGCGGTAAAAGTTAAATTAGATAAATCATAAAATAAACCTCGCTCCTGCGGGGTTTTTTATTGCCTGGAGAAAATTCAATGGCTGGCAAGTCCCTTGGTACGTTAACAATCGACCTGATCGCAAAAGTGGGTGGATTTGTTCAGGGTATGGACAAAGCCGAAAGATCTTCTCAAAAGTGGCGTGACCAAGTAAAAAAGGATGCTAAAGAGGTAAGCTCTTCAATCATTTCTGTGGGTGCTGCGGCGGCTACAGCAGCTGTTGGCATTGGTGCTGCTGGGTTAGCCATTGTTAAAAATACTGCACAGCAGGTTACAGAAGCTGATCGCTGGGCAAAATCTCTTAAAATGTCCACCCAGGATTTGTTATCGTGGCAATATGCTGCTGAACAAGCCGGTTTAACCGGTGACAACATAGCCGATATTTTCAAAGACATTAATGATAAGGTCGGCGATGCGGTCCTGAATAAATCAGGTGAGGCTGCTCAGGCGCTGGATACTTTGGGGCTTTCAGCTCAGAAGCTGGCTCAGCAATCCCCAGATAAGCAGCTGATGGCAATCAGTGAAGCATTACAGAAAATCCCCACTCAGGCCGGGAAAACAAATATTCTCGAAAGTCTGGGTAATGATCTGTCAAAAATGCTGCCGTTGTTTGATAACAACAACGAAAAGCTGAAACATTTTATCCAGTTATCAAAAGATTTTGGTGTCGCTCCACCGCAAGAAGATATTGATAACCTTGTTAAGGTTAATCAGTTCTTTCAGGACATAGAGACTAGCGCCCGCGGCCTTAAAATGGAAATTGCTTCGGGGCTGGCTAAGATTGACCTTACACCATTGCAGGATGGGCTTGATGATATTCGTGACGTCTTCACCGATCCTGCTGTTCTTCAGGGGCTATCAGACCTGGTTGGTGAAGCCATAAGCCTTGCCGGGGTTGTGGGGCGTATTGCTGGTGGCTTGGGGGCCATTGCTACTTATACCCGCTCTCGTATCGGTGCTGTATCTGGTAATTATAACGCTGCTGATGAAAGTGATATTGCACAGCGCATTGCATTCCTTAACAAACGAGGGAATCAAAGTAAGGAACAAAAAGACGAATTAGACTTTTTAACTAAACGTCTTCAATTTCTTCGCGCGATAAAGTCAAGCATGACTCCGGAGCAGGTAGATAGAGGAGCGAAAGGGCTCACCTCTCTACTTTCTGAGCTTGGCATTGACACTTCTAAAGATAATGATTTTTCGTTGGGCAAAGGGGAGTCTAACCAGAACCAGCCAAAAACAAAACCAAAAAGCAATCCTACTGATAATGCTTTCAAAAATAGACTGCTTGATTTACAAAAGCAAGCCGCCCTGATTGAAACGACTGGTAAAAAAACAGCCGAAGTTACCGAGCTTGAAAAGATAAACTTCGATATTTCCAGTGGGAATCTTAAAAAATTAGCAGAAGCACAAAAAGAGCAATTGAGAGATGCAGCGAAAGTTCTCGATTCCAAAAAAGAAGAGCTTCGGATAAACAAAGAAAATGCAAAGTTAGCTGAATTTGCATCAAATCTTGAACGCCAAAATAAGTTAATTAGACAGGGTCATGAAAGTGAGTTTGTTGGTCGTTATTCGGGCTCAAGAGAAAGAGGCAGGGCGCAAGAGTTAAATAGCATTCAGTTAGACTTTGAATCACAAAAAGAGGATTTATTAAAGCAGTATCAATCTGGTGATATAACTAAGAGTTTGTATGATTCTGAAACATCAGCTTTGCAGGATGCTCTAAATCAAAGGCTTGAAATTCAGAAGGATTACTATAAGCAGCAGGATGAGATGCGTGGTGATTATAACGCTGGGTTTATATCTGGGTTTGCTGAACAAGCAACTGCCGCAATGGATTTGTATTCCACCATGCAACAGGTTGGTGCGCAAACATTTAGCAGCATGACCGATATGATCGTTCAATGGGCCGAAACAGGTAAATTAAATGCTCAAGATTTTGCAGCAACGTTTATTCAATCTGTAGGAACTGCGCTATTGCAATATGCAGCAGCGCAAGTCGCCATGGCTGCATTGAATGCTTTCACCCAATGGATAGGGGTTCCTTATGTTGGTCCTGCTGTTGCACCTGCACAAGCAATAGCTGCGGCAGCTGCTGCTGGCGTGTTCATGACTGCTATCGGATCGGCGCTTCATGGCCAGGCTCACGACGGTATCGACTCTGTGCCCGAAACAGGAACCTGGCTTCTGCAGAAAGGTGAGCGCGTTACGACAGCTAAAACTAGCGCAAAACTGGATGCCACTCTGGATCGAGTTGCAAACCAGTCAACAGGGGGCGGCGCGATTTATTCGCCCACAATCAATATCCCCATTAATGGCAACCCGTCCGATGCGACAGTAGCCCTCGTGCGCAAAGCCGCTGCTGAAGGTGCTGAGCGCGGCTACCGAAAAGCTGTCAACTCGGTGACTACCGGGCAAGGTGATCTACACAGGGCACTTATGGTGAAAACCAACTCGGGGAGGAAAATTCGCTGATGGCAATCACCACGACACTTTACTACCCCGCTGATGTTCTCCCTGGGCCGTTGAAAGACGGCTTTGGAATGAAACCGAAATCCCCGGTAAAAATCACCGAGCTCGTAACGGGGCGTAAAAGAATACGGCGTGGCTATACCTCTGTTCCTACGGAAACAGATGTAGCCTGGATTTTTACTGACGCGCAGGCCCAGGCTTTTGAGGCATGGTACCGGGATGTTCTTAAAGACGGCAGCGCCTGGTTTAACATGCCGCTACTGACGCCAGTGGGGCAAAAAAATTACGTTTGCAGGTTTAACGATATTTATGAGGGGCCTACGCCTGAAGGAGGCTTGTACTGGCGGTATTCAGCATCCCTTGAGTTGTGGGAACGGCCGCTGCCGGCGGTTGGCTGGGGAGAATATCCGGAGTGGATTGTGGGGAGTTCGTTACTCGATATAGCTCTGAACAGGGAGTGGCCTAAGCATGACAGCGATTAACCGCCTTTATGCGTCCTCCGGGTCGGAGGTCATCATTGGTACGTTGCAGATCGATATTGGCGGCCAGACGCATTATCTGTGTGAGGGGTACGAGGACATTACGGCGGTTACCGAGAGGGGCGAAACCGTAACGTTTATTGCCTGTGCCATTGTCCTATCCCTTCCTGCCAGAAACGAAGACGGGACGCAGGACCTGAAGTTTATGCTGTGCAACATCGACGGCGTTGTATCCACGGCTATTCGCAAGGTCATTGATGCCATGTCCACTGCCAGCATCACATTCAGGAAATACATTTCCACTGACCTTACCGCGCCAGCGGAGCCGCCTTACGTCATGCCGGTTAAAGGAGGCTCCTGGACACCGCTGACTGTAAACGTCACTGCTGGTTTTAAAAATATGCTCGATTATGCCTGGCCACGTGACAGGTACACGTTGACGTACTTCCAGGGTCTTCGTTACACACGATAGGTATCCCATGATCAACATTGATAAATACCTGACCGTCCGCTGGCAGATGGGCGGCCGCACTTTTCCTGTTCTCGACTGCTACGGCATTGTACATGAGGTCCGCCGGGACCTCGGATTGCCTGAATGGCCTGCGTTTGAAGGTGTGATAAAGGATGGCGATGAAATGCATATTGCCTGCAATAACTTCCGTCAAAACGTAGTGCGGTGCGAACCCTGCCCGGGTGCGGTTGCCGCCTGCTATATGGGTGGGGTAATCGGTCATCTCGGCATCGTGGTTGAGCTGAGCGGCCTGCTTTATGTGATGGAATGCAATCCCCGGCGCAACGTGACCATTCTTCCCCTGGCGCGTTTTGAACGTCAGTTTCTGAAAGTGGAGTATTACCAGTGACAATCCGCCTTTACCCGTCGCGTTTGCCTGGCGAACCGCTGGAGACGCATGAACACCGGGATACGACCATACATGACTGGATGCTCCAGCATGTCGATAACTACCGTAACGATATGGTGCAGCGTGTTACGTTTGAGGTGAATGGTAAGCCAGTCCCACCGGCAGAATGGCCTTTATGCTTTATCAGTGCTGAGAGCGATGTAAAAGTTTACCCGATCCCTGGTGAGGGGGTGACGGCAACTACTATCGCTGCCTGGGCAGCGGCGGCCATCGCTGCAGCCTCGGCTGTGTATGTGCTGATCACCATGTCGAACATGGATAAAGGCGGCTATTCATCCTCCAGTGGTCTGGGGCTGGATTTAAACCCAGCCAAAGCGAACCAGGCGAAACTTGGCGACCCAATCCGCGAAGTGTTTGGCCGTTGCCGTATCTATCCAGATTATGTCGTACAGCCAGTGACGCGCTTTAATCCTGATGATCCAACGCGAATGACCGTCGAAATGATGGTTTGCCTTGGAAAGGGGAATTTCGCGTTTACGAATGGTGATATCCGTGTGGGTTCAACACCTATTTCAGCATTAGGGGACTCGTTCAGTTACAACGTTTATTCACCTGGAGCAGATGTTTCAGGAGATCGGCGAAGTGAAAACTGGTTCAACTCGACAGAGGTAGGTGGTACTTCCAGCGGGAGTGGGCTTGATATGGCCCAGACCTCGCCAGATTCGACAGATATCAACGCTGATAGTATGACCGTTTCTGGCGCATCCGTGACGTTTAACGGGCTGGATGATGGCAACGATGATGACGATGAAGGCAATGCGTTGCCTGAGTCGTGGGTTGAGGGGGCCATTGTTACGATCGTCGCCCCGATGAATTTTCTGGTTTCAACCTCGTCGGGATATAGCGTTCTCGCCAGTAACTCTCTGGGTGAAATTAATCCCTATCCGGGTATGCCGGTTACCCTGGAAATTAACGGCACTGAATACGAACTGGTTATTGCAACTTATACGGCAAAACAGGACGCGATACCCGGGGTGGGTGGAAATGCGGCCAGCCTGAAAGCAAATGCCTCCCCATCAACATATGATTACTCCGGTACCGGCCAGACTTTTACGATCACCTGGCAGGGATATGAGTACACCATTTCCCTTGTTGCAGACTATGTGAATATGCCCGGCCTGCTGGCAGTGATAAACGAGGGCCTGACCGGGTCAGGATTACTGGCGCAGGATAGCGGCGGTGTTGTGCTGATTGCTGAGGCATCAAGCCCCTGGCTCGGCGGAAACATTACCTCATCATCGCTACCGGTAGCCGTTTTTGGCGACAGTCCTGTATTTACCTCCGGCACCGCGTCCAGCGGAGGCAGTCCGGCAATAACTGCTAACGTTACGCTGGCGTATGGGAGTGCAACCGGAGTGGCATTTTCCGGGATACCGGAGGGAACACAACGCCTGGCGCTGGCTCACCGTGGCAACGAGTACCGCATTGCGGATGCGGACGGTACGACCGCAACGGTTCAGCGGCTGATTGATGGAGTGGTTGATCCTTCCTGGTCTGGCTTCTCACCCCGCACGATGATTGACTATCAGGCTACAGGGATCAGCGACAACAATACCTGGATGGGGCCGTTCCTTGCCTGCCCGGAATCTGAAGTGGTGGACGCTTTCGAGGTGAATTTCTCCTTTCCGTCTGGCATTTGCGGATTCGACAGCAAAGGCAAAAAACGCATCAGGCATTGTGAGTGGGAAATACAGTACCGTGTTTATGGATCTGGCTCTGGCTGGACGAGCAGGCAGGGAGTTTACGCGCTTAAAAATATCAACGGGTTGGGTTTTACAGAGCGTTTTGATCTCTCTTCTCCTGGGCTGGTTGAGGTGCGCTGCCGCCGCCGCAATGAGCAGGGTAGCAATAACGCGCGTGACTCGATGTACTGGCAAGCGTTGCGTGGTCGCTTGTTGGCTCGGCCAACATCCTATGCTGACGTCACCCTGATGGGGGTTACGGTTGAGACGGGGGGCAAATTGGCGGCTCAGTCTGACCGGCGCGTAAACGTTGTGGCCACGCGCATTTATGACTCCGGCGTAGCCCGTAGTATCTCTGGTGCGCTTTATCACGTCGGCCGTTCTCTTGGTATGGAAATGGATACTGAGGCAATAGATGCCCTGGAGCAGACTTACTGGACCCCGAACGGCGAGTATTTCGATTTTGCCACGGGTGACAGTATTTCTGCGCTGGAAATGCTTCAGAAAATCGCTGCAGCCGGAAAGAGTTATTTTCTGCTAAATACCCAGTCTGTTGCATCAGTGGGTCGTGAAGGTGTTAAACCCTGGACCGGGGCTATCACCCCTCACGAGATGGTATCCGAGATGCAGACCGATTTCGTCACGGTGACTGACGACGATTACGATGGTGTTGACGTAACCTATATCAACGGATCGACCTGGGCAGAAGAGACGGTGCAATGCCGTCTGCCTGGCAACCCAACGCCGCTTAAAATAGAGGCATACCGGGCTGATGGGGTAGGCAATCCTGATCACGCATATCAGATTGGTATGCGCCGACTCAGAAAATACCAGCTGCAGCGCATGACGCATAAAACGACGACGGAACTGGATGCGCTCTGTTATAACGTCGGGGATCGTATTGTGTTGACTGATGATATCCCTGGCAGCAACACCATTTCGTGTTTGATTGAGTCGATGGCTACTGCTGGTGGGGTGACCACATTCGATGTATCGGAGCCGCTGGACTGGACTTTTGCAAATCCACGTGTCTATTTGCGTTACCAGGATGGAAAAGCATCACGGCTGTTTGAAGCATCACCCACAGGTGACAACTATCAGGTATCCGTCCCGTATCAATCTGAGTTCGCCGATATCCTGCTGGATGATCCGATAATTGAGCCTCCCCGGTTAATTTTCTGTAGTTCTGAGAGCGACCTGTATCACGCCATTGTTTCCGAGATAGTGCCGCAGGACGATGGAACCTGCGAGATAACTGCCCGGCAATACCGCGCTGAATTTTATGACTACGACGACGCCACATACCCCGGCGACGTCGCGTAATACCCCATAACAACCCCTAATTAACTCTTTTCGCTCAAACCCTCGTTTGGGCGAAGCCTCTTTTGGAGCAAAAAACATGGCCTTTAATCCGCCGCTGGGCGCGACGACGCCTGAAATTTTCCTGGAAAACGTTAAGCGCGTAGAACGATTAGTGAATGGCCCGGCGGCCACCGTCCCCGATCGCGGCGGCGACCCGCTGGACTCCTGGCGCCTGATTATGGCAAAGGTCGCGGATGTCCTGGCCGCGTATCAGGAAAATGGCGGTGTGCTGGCGTTCGCTGATGAACAGACGCTGCTGGCCTATACGCCGGATAAACCGAACGTTCTGGCACTGGATAGCGCGACCGGCGCTTACTGGTTCTGGGACGGGACGGCATGGACGAGAAACAGATACCAGTTCGGTGATATTGCGGAGGGTATTCAGCGGCTACTCCTCGCGAACCATACACTCACGGTTGCCATGAATGAAATGGATAATGGAAATGTTATCCTGCGTGAAATTATTCAACAGCAACATGTTTCGCAGCAGTTACTTTCGTGCGCAGTGAATGAGGTGAGCGGCCTGCCTGACACCGTACCGGTCATGCAACTGGATGCGCTGATGACAATCTCCACCCTGGGGGGCGCTCTTGCGGCACTTGATGGGTTTGATCCCGGGGAAGGAGACGGGACCGGAGACCAGCAACGTCTTCTCAACAATCTTTATAGCCTGTCCATGCTGGGCGGAGCACTGGTGCCGCTGGATGGTTTCGATCCTGATGCGATTTCTGTTGAGGCCCGCGAAACGTACAGCGAGCAGTACACGTTCCCGAAGCCGGGCAATATTATTAAACTATTTGTCACGTCGCCATCCGGTATTCCGGCCTCTAAAGGCGAAGGCGAATATTACACCACCGCCACTATTGATATTGATGGTGAAATACTGAATATCCCGTATTCATCCATTTCCGTGCAGGGGGATTCGTCCGCTGCCTACGCGAAAAAAAACCTCAATATCGGGTTATATATTGACGACAAATACGACGATTTATTTACGTTAAAAATCGGCGACTGTCTGCCGCACGACGAATGGGTGTTTAAGGCCAACTGGATTGACCACACCAATTTACGCAACCTGATGAGTTATCATCTGTGGGAACGGATGATGGCATCCCGCGACGGCTGGCCGAAACGTGATATCGATAATTATTACGTCGGAAAAACCGGGCTGGATGAAATGGATACGCGGGCAACGGGATACCCTGTCGGCTATCCCTGCGTCATGTATATCAATGGTGATTTCTACGGCACCGGGGCGCTGGCTATTGGCAAGAAGAAAGAAAATTATAATATCCCGAAAAATGAAGCCGAACAGATAATGATTGTCATGGGAGGATGGAAGTCCATCACCACCATGTACGATAACGCTCAGGTAACCGATTCGGATACCATAGAAATCAAGGCGCCGAAAACCGTGTCGGAAGAAACGCTGGGCTATCTGCAAACATGGGACGCCTTTGCGAATCTGGCGCAGGCTGATTTTACACAACAGGCCCCGGAACATCTCGATACCCGCAATATTGTTGATTTTTATTTGTTGCTGGCCGCCGTCGGTGCGACAGACCTCTTTGCCGGTGATAAGGCCAAAAACGCGATTTTTTATACCTGGGACGGGACAAAGTGGTATTTCGGGCCGTATGACCTCGATACCACTTACGGGTTGCATTACAACGGCACGCAGATTAGTTATGCCGCTGATTCAGCACCGAAAACCGACGGCGGTACGTTCTGGAAAAAAATACTGGTCACGTATGCTGACGAGCTGGCCGCCCGTTACGCCGAACTCCGCGATAAAGATATTTTCAGCGTGAATTGCCTCTATGACATTGCCGCCGGACTGTCCGCGAAATATACCCACGAACTGGATAAAGCGGAAATCAATAAATGGCCGACTAAACCGTCGCTAACCGTCACGAGTCGCGATCAGATATTCAGCTGGTTTAACGACCGTCTGGCGTATCTCGACAATAAATTTAATTACACCCGATAAGGAAAACCTGAAATGACGACGATTTTAATTAAAGATGCGCTCCGCCAGTCGGTGGAGGCCGCCAGCGGCGGGTTACAGACGGTGCTTTATACGGCAAAAGGCCAGCCGTCGTTTATGAATATTATTGAAAAATTCGACATGTCGGTTATTGACCCGGCCCTGAGCGGGACACACCCGGCGTTTATTATCAATGGTACGGAAGTCAGTCAGATCCTGGTGGGTACCTACACGGCGTCGTTAATCAACGAGGAGTTGCTGTCCCTGCCGAACCGCCAGCCGTCAACCCCCGCGCTGGCGGCGGCGGTGACTGCGGCGCGCGCGGGTG